GGGCCGCGGGGCGGGGGTTGGTGGGCATGGAAGTCGTGCCGGAGGTTTTTGCATTTGCCTGCGCGCGCAGCGAAAGAGCGCAACGGCAGGGCAGGATGGACTGTGAGGAGGCCGCGTACATGCGCGGCGCCACCGCCCTCGCTACCGCGTTCGCTCTGGGGCTCGCCCTGCCGGCGCGGCTCACCGTCACGGAATGGGCGGATCAATACCGCCGCTTGCCCACCAAAGGCAGTGGCGAACCCGGCCCCTGGCGCACCTCCCGCGTCCCCTACACCGCCGAAATCATGGACTGTCTGAGCGCGCAACATCCCGCCCGGCGCGTGGTGCTGATCAAATCGGCACAAGTGGCAGGTACGGAATGCATCAATAACTGGGCAGGCTGGTTCATTCAGACGCAACGCGCCCCAATGATGATCGTCCAGCCGACGATTGATGTTGCCGAGCGCTTTAGCAAGCAACGCATCGCTAGCATGATTGATGACTGCCCGCCGTTGCGCGACCTCATCCCCCCGGCGCGGTCCCGCGATTCCGGCAACACCACGCTCATGAAGGAATACCCCGGCGGCATCCTGATCATCAGCGGAGCCAACAGCGCCGCCTCGTTGCGGTCCCTGCCGATTCGCTATCTGGCCTTGGATGAAGTGGACGCCTACCCGCATGACCTCGACGGGGAAGGCGATCCCATCTCCCTGGCGGAAGCCCGGACCACCACCTTTCCTCGGCGCAAAGTCTTTCTCTGTTCCACGCCCACCATTGAAAGCCTCTCGCGCATCAACCGGGAATGGCTGGCGTCGGATCAACGCCGTTATCAGGTGCCCTGTCCGCACTGCCACGCGCTAAACCCGCTCAAATGGGATTGCCTGCACTGGCCCGATGGCGAACCCGATCGCGCGGTTTATACCTGCCCGGCATGTAGCACGGTCATCCCGGAACACCACAAAACCCAGATGCTCGCCGCCGGTCAATGGGTGGCGGAGCGCCCGGAATCCCCCACGCCCGGTTTCCATCTGAATGGCCTGTACGCCCCCATCGGCCTGGGCCTGACCTGGATCGAGCTGGCGAAAGAATGGGAATCGAAAAAGCGCGACCCGGCGCAGCAAAAAACGTTTATCAACACGCGCTTGGGCGAATGTTTTGCCGACCCGGATGAAAAACTGGACTGGGACGAACTCAAGGGCCGCGCCGAATTGACCCTGCCACGCACCATCCCGCTGGGTTGCCTGCTGTTGACTGCGGGGATTGACGTGCAGAAAGACCGGTTTGCCGTGATCATTCTGGGCCATGGGCGCGGGCAAGTCACCTGGGTGATTGACTACGTGGAGCTGCCCGCCGACCCGACCCGGCCCGGCGACTGGGCGTTGCTGGATGAAGCGCTCAGCACCACCTTCCCCGACGCTCAGGGCCGCCAGTATCCGATCACCGCCGCCGCCATTGACAGCGGCTATCTCACCGATGATGTACTGAACTACACCCGGCAACGGCGCGGCAAGGTCATTGCCATCAAAGGCGCGTCCACTTTCAACAAGCCGATCATCAGTCGCCCCTCCAAGGTGGACTTCAACTGGAAAGGCAGCGTGATCAAATCCGGTGCGGACCTCTGGATGGTGGGTCATGACACCGCCAAGCATCAACTGTTTGCCCGACTGGCCGGCGACCGTAAGCTCCTGCCGCCAGACCGCCTGGTGCATTTTCCGGCGGGGTTGGATGACAGCTTTTACGGGATGTTGACCGCCGAGGTCTGGGATAGCACCCGGCGGCGCTGGGTCAAGATTCGGCCCCGGAACGAGGCGCTGGATTGCTTCACCTACGCCACCGCCGCCGCCATGCAACCCAGTTTGCGGATTCACACCTGGCAGGAAACCCACTGGCGCCGCTGGGAAGAGCGCCTTGGCCTGGGCCATGACCTGTTTAGCGCGCCGGTTCCTGCAACGAAAGAACCGCCGACTTCCTTGCCTTCTAACCCCCAAAAAGTGAAACAACCCGCCCCATCCTTTACTTCGTCCCCGATCCGCCGTCAAACCGTTACCCGGAGAATCACTGTATGAGCACTGATGTGTTGGAGTGGATTCGCCAGCAACTCGACCCGCCGACCCTCGTTCGTGTCGAGCCGATCCTCAACATGGCGCGGCAAACATGGGGCGGCGATACCGTCTACATCCCGCGCAGGTCCATGGAACAGCGCCAGATTGTTAGCCGCCGCACGGTGCAGCGACGGCAAGCGCGGACGGGCTAAGGGTCGCGTTTCAAACGCAACCCTGGGTTTCATCATCAATCCGGCGATTGAATTCGGATTCCAGCCATTCGCCGTCTATCGGCTCCCACGATTCTCCCATGAGGTTTTCCCAGTCGCCGGGGCCGTTTCTTCTGACAATCGGGAAATCCCGGTCTGTCTCAAACACCCATACCAAATATTTTTCCACCAACTTAAGTTTCATTTTTTTTCTCCTTCCAATGCTCCAGCTTCCCGCGCTCGGCATAGAGCGCATTCAGTTGGCGGGTAGTGTCGGCCAGGTTGCGCCGGGTCGCCGCTAGATCGTCCTCCAACTGGCAGCACCGACGATGATGCTCCTGCTGGATATGCCGTAGCACGGCGATCCGCTCTGCCAGCGCCATCGGTTCCGCCGATTCAATTTCCACCTCGGCGGCGGCAGTCTCCATGATCGAAACCGCCTGCGAACTGGGCGTGGTTTTTCCAGACGCCCAGTTTTGGATTGTGCGGAGGCTGACCCCGCACAACCGCGATGCCTGCTCCTGGGTCAGGCCGGCGCGGGAAATGAGAGCGGAAATCATTTTGTCCACCTTAACTCCGAGATATACCGGAGTGTCGATTGATGGCCGATAACGCGACCCTTTAACTCGTCGTTAACTGCCTCAGCAGGGCGGTAGCCGTTGGCGGCCAGCCGCCTCTGCATCGTGGCAGCGGTTGTTCCAACGCCCCACTGGGCGCGGATAAATTCCGCCGTCAGCGGCGGAACGCCGTAGAGGAAAAGCTCGTAGCCATCGGCGGTCAACCGCGCGGTGTAGGTGTCAGTCATGATTTTTCTCCTCATGCCCGGCGAACCGGGCGGGTGATGATTAGCGGGCCAGCCAAGCGGCCAATAGCGCTTCAAACTCTTCTACCGGCGGGCAGCGGCCAGTTCATCCTGCTGAGCCAGCGCGATGCTGGCGATGCGCCCGGCGCGGGCGATTTCCGCGTCCATGGCCGCCTGCTGTGCGGCAATTTCGCGCTTCGTGGGCGCGCCCATGGCGCGATAGGTGCGAGTGGTGCGGCGGGTGATCGTTTCGAGGGTGGCGGGCTTTTTCATCTTCATCTCCTGGCGGCCCCATGCCGCTGTTCATGATTCATAGTATACGCGAAATTGCGCGCAATAAAAGAGGGGATACGAAGATTTTTGAAATTTTTTTCACCCGGACATTCCATCGCCGCTTTTCCCGCAAAACCCGTTCCTGATCAACGCGGTTTGCCGGACATTTTCCCGGACATCCCTGCCCGAAAAAAAGCGACATTTCATCTAAAATGTCGCGGCCTGCCCATGCTATAACCCCGGCATGAGCATCTATGACGGCATTGACCCCGATATTCTCGAAGAGCGGCTGACCGCTGCCCAGGACGCTTACCACGCCCTGGCAACCGGCCAGCAAGTGGTCAGCGTCCGCACTGGCGACACCGCCATTTCGTTCACCGCCTCGGACCCGAACGCCCTGACCCGCCTGGCGACCTACATCCGCGATTTGCAACGCGCGCTCGGCCTGACCACCAGCCGCGTCTACGGCGTCAACCTGGGGGGAGGCAAGGGGTTATGAAGCCACGCGCAACCGTCGTTCCGATCCGCATGGACGCCTACGAAGCCACGAGTCGCGCTCGCCGGGTGGAAGACTGGGAGACGCACAGCTACGGCCCGAACGCCGCCCTGGATGAGGCCACGCTCGCCCGCGCCCGATCTCAGGATGCAACCCGGAATAACCCGTGGATTCGCCGCGCCCTCCACCTGTTGGTCAGCCATGAGATCGGTTGTGGCATCCAGCCGCGCCCGTTGATCGACAATCCCGCCTTGCGCGCCGAAATGCTGGCGCTCTGGAATGACTGGATCAAAGTCGCGGATGCCGATGGCGGCTTGGGGTTCTACGGGCAGCAAGTGCTACTCAGCCGCGCGCGCCGCGAGTCCGGCGAGGTGTTTGTCCGCTTCCGCGTTCGCCGCCCGGAAGACGGCCTGCCCGTGCCGCTGCAACTGCAACTGATTGAAGCCGATCTGCTCCCGCAACGCCACAACGCCAGCAACGGCAACAACACCATCCGCCAGGGCATCGAGCTGACTCCGTTCGGCCAGCGCGCCGCGTACTGGTTTTACAAGACGCATCCCGGTGACCGCATTCTGTACGCCCCGGATCATCTGAGCCGCGTCCCGGCGATTGAGGTGCTCCACCACTACCAGCCGCAACGCCCCGGCCAACTGCGCGGCGAACCCAGTCCGGTCAGCAGCCTGCTGCGCGCCCGCAACCTGGATCACTTTGAAAGCGCGGAACTGACCCGGAAGAAAATCAAATCCCGGTTCGCGGGCGTGATTTGGAAGGAAAACACGGATGAAAACCCATTCAACGGCTCCACGAACGCCACGATCGACGCCCTGAATACCCAACTGGCCGCCGCGCAAACCGCTGGCAATACCGCCCTGGTCGCCAGCCTGCAAGCGCAAATCCAGGCCGAAACCGAGGCCAAGAGCATTGTCGATGTGGCGGACGGTTACATGCTGCAATTGGGCCTGCATGAACGGGTAGAACTCCCTGGCGCGGACAACGGCGACAGCGGCTTGGAATTCATCCGCCTCCAATTACGCAGCATTGCCGCCGGCCTGGGCGTCCCCTACGAACTGATGACCGGCGATTACAGCGGCACGAACGACCGCATCATGCGGGTCATTCTCAACACGTTTTACCGCCAGTTGGAGATTGATCAGGAGCTGCTCACGCATCAAATCCTGCAACCCGTCTGGCAGCGCTTTTTAGATACCGCCTGGTTGACTGGCGCGCTCAAACTGCCCGGCTATCGCAAAACCCCGCAACGCTATCAGCGTTGCGAATGGCGCGCCCATGCCTGGAGCTACGTCAACCCGCTCCAGGAAGCGCAAACCGCTGTGCTGAAAATCCAGCACGGACTCACCAGCCGCAGCGCCGCTGTCGCTGAATCCGGATGGGATGTGGAAGAGATTGACCAGCAACAGGCCGATGACCGCGCCCGTGAGCAGACCCTGGGGCTGGAATACGGCGCCGCCGATCCTACTGCGGAGCCGACCGTATGACGCCCGGCAAACTCACCCTGACAATCTACCAGGGCGCGACCTGGCGGCGGGTCATTCGGTTGGCGGACAGCAACGACGATCCCATCGACTTGACCGGCGCAACGGTACGGATGCACGTCCGGGCCACGATCTCGGATACCGCCACTCTGATTGAACTGACTGAAGCGAATGGCCGGGCCACGGTTACCGACGCTGAAAATGGCGAAGTGACCTTGCTGATTAGCGCCACGGATACCGCTGCTTTGTCATTCGGCAAGGCGTTAGTGAACCTGGCGATTGAAACCGCCTGAACAGTTTAAGGAGTAAATGAAATGGCACTACTGGATATTTATACTGCGGCAAATAACGCCGACTTCCAAGGTCGTTGTATGGCCGCTGCATGGCAAACCGCGCAGCACGTCATTGCCGGTGATGACGGCTATAACGTGACACAACCGAGTAAGGATTTTGCGTACTCGCTCTTGCGGGATTCTGCGCAAATCACTCCAAGGCAAGTAGCGATGCAAGTGCTGCGCAATACTACGATTGCGGCTAATGTTGCTGCGAGTACCGATAACGATATTTCGTATCAGATCAACCAGGTCTGGGTAGACCTCATGAGTGTGCGCTAATGGCGACTCTCAAGATTCTCTATCCCCAAGCTAGCGCCGATAGCGTAGCGATTACGATCACGTTGGCGAGTCTGGCGAGTTCAACCGCTTGGGCCGGACGGGCCTCTACGGCTGTCAATAACACCAGCAACCTGGATTTGGATCACCTGGTATCGGGCAAGATCAAGCTCGGCACATCGCCAACGGTGGGCAAAACCGTGCAGGTTTATGCCTATGCGGCTCAATCATTGAGTGGCGGAACGCCCACCTATCCCGATTCGATTACCGGGACGGATGCCGCAAAAACCATGACATCGGCGAACGTCGCTTACGCCTGCCTGCGCTTCTTGTGGGTAGGGACGACGGACGCGACAACGGGATTGGTTTTAGAGATGCCGCCGACTTCCATCGCACAAGTATTTGGCAGTGTCCCGCCCTACTGGGGACTGTTTATCACGCATGATTCCGCAGTCGCGTTGGATTCAACGGGTAGTAGTCATTCGATGCAGTACCAGCGCGTCCAGGCGCAGAGCGTGTAATGACTGCGCTGATTAACATGCCCAGAGCCGCATGGAGGCAGCAGCCGCAGGAGCCAGTGGAGGTGAATTGGGCGGACTCATTGACGAGCCAGCTACATTATGCGGTGTACAATAACTATGAAGCGGTCTCCAGAACGACGCCCGGATCAACACCGGTCAGTGTAGGCCGATATGGAAAAACAACGGGGAGCCTCCAGCCGTATCGTGCCGCATGTGATGTGCGGGATGTGAGTTTAGTGGGTCATATACGAGTCACGTTCGATAATTCGGATTACGCCGGGTTGGTTTGGGGGTTTTATATTTCATCGGCCGATAACTCACAAATCGGAGTGGGTATCGGGCCGATCAGTGGCAGCGGTTCTCCCGATATGTATGGCGTGAACCGGGATAATGGGTATTTTGCGACGACGATTGAGCAAGACCTGTTGTTGCCGTATGAGGCGATCTGGGGGGTTGTGGGGACGATTGGGCATGGCGGAGGAGATATCCTCTGCTATAAAAACGGGCAATATATTGCGTCGGTGGGTAAATCGGGGACCGACCTTTGGCGCGAAAATTCGTATCGCAGACTCGAACAATTAGGAACGAGTCCGGCAGGAAAAGAATCGGCCTTTCTCTTTAAATGGGGCCGTCGATTAAGCGCGTTTGAACAGTACGAAATCTACCAAAACCCCTGGCAACTCTTCAAGCCTCGTCCTGCTCGCTTTATTCTGATTCCGAGTAGTGGAGGCGCAACCACACACGATGCGGCGTTAACGCTCGCCTACATCGCCGCTTTCGCTCCCGCTGCCAACGCCCAATTCAACGCCGGTTTGACGCTCTCAACACTGGCTGGAGCCATGTCCGGGCCATCCGCGCAGTTCAATAGCGCGTTGTCGCTCGATACGAACGTCAGCGTCACCCTGCAACGAGCGCTGACCGCACTGGCGACCGTGCAACTGGACATGACGGCGGGGCAGTCCGTCTCGGCGCTGAACGCGGCGGTGGCGGCAATTACCGAATCGATTGCCTGTTCCTATACTAGTTCCGTCACCGCGAACCTGCTGGCCGGATTGTCGCTGGCGATCTCACAAGGGTTGCTGAGTAGTACCGGCGCAACGCTGAATGAAGCCTTGACCCTGGCGCTGAATACCGCGCTGACCCCTTTGGCACAAGCGGCTTTACAAAGCACTACCCAATTATCGCTAACTACCGCGCTGACTCCTTCGGCAACAGCCAACTATGCCGCTCAGCTTTCGTTGCTGGCGAACCTGCAAACCGCGCTGACCGCTGCGCTCTCCACGTCAGCGACCCTCACTCTCCCGGCGATCTTCACCGTCGCAATTGACGGGGAGAAGTTCGGGAATAATAATCTGGCCTTGGCGCTGAACGTCCAGACCGGGATCAGCACGACGGCCACAGCGATCCTGAGTGCGCAGTTGACCCTGGCGACTCAATTACTGGCGACTCCTGCGGGTGTCGGGAGCTTCCAAACCGCGCTGACCTTGGCGAATCAACTCAGTGCGCTGTTCACGACCGGCAACGCGATTACCTCGTCATTGTCATTGGCGGTTTCGTTGGCGCTGGCTGATGCGGCGGCGATCTCGTTGGGCGGCTCACTGGAACTAGGGGCCGTGCTGTCGCAAGTGCAAAGCGCCCTGGCGGCGTTCCAAGCGAATCTGCCCCTACCCACCACGTTAACCGCGCCGATCACGGGTGGCTTGGCGATGGACGATGGGATGAGCCTGGGCTGGACGCTCGGCACAACCATCGACGGCACCTTCTTTGAGATTACCGTCACTCTCCCCACGGGCCGCATGGTCGTTATTACCGCCAGCGACCGGCTCATTTCGATTCAAGCCAGTGAACGGCTTATTCAACTTCTTTCCACGAATCCTTTTGTACAGGTGTGATCATGGAACTCAGTAACCCGATTGCTTTAGAGAACTACTACGAAATTGAATGCCACGGCCCGGATGGGCAGTTGAAGTGGCGGGAAACGATTGAAAACCTCGTCACCACAGCGGGATTGAATGATATTCTGGATAAGTATTTGAAGGGATCGTCCTATACGGCGGCGTGGTATGTCGGGCTGACCAGCGGAACGCCCACGGTCGTCGCAGGCGATACCATGAGTTCCCATAGCGGATGGACTGAGATCGCCGATTACTCGGAGTCGGTTCGCCAGACCTTGACGTTGGGTTCCGTAAGCAGCGGAAGTGTCAGCAATACCGCATCGAAAGCCACGTTCAGCATCAATAACACGGCCACTATCGGCGGCGCGTTTGTCGTCTCCAATAGCACCAAGTCGGGCAGTACCGGAACCCTGTACGGAGCGGGCGCGTTTACGGGCGGGAACAAGGCGGCGTCTAGCGGGGACAGTTTAACTGTGACCGTGACATTGACAGCTGCCGCAAGTTAATGACATGGCCTACACGCATCCGAAGAAAGCCCACGCCGTCCTGAAAAACGATCCGGTGGACCCTGATGGAACCGACTGGGTGTATTTCAGCTACGGCGATTGGCTACGCGACGGAGAAACGATCACGGCGCATTCCGCTTTGTGTGAAGGCGGAACGGTCGTGACCGACTCGACGTATTTGGGTGACATGGACGATAGCGAAGGCACGGCGTTTACCGAAGTCTACGGGGTTCAATTCTCCGTGACCCCCGGCGCAACGACCGTCACTGTCACCCATCGCAAGACCACAGAAACCAGTGGTAGCGTCAATCTCGGTCGGCTGAATATCGACCATTCCGCCGTTCTCACGGTGAAACCGCTATGACCCAAGACGCCATCACGACCCTGGCTGACAATCTCACGTCCTCTTTTATCAGTCTTGAAAAAGAGATGTCGAGTAATCGGCGCAGTGAGTATCGTGCTGACTAATGCCACGCGATTACACCCTCAAAATGGCGCTGTTTACCGCGCTGATGCTGTTGTCCTGGATCGTTATTCTGGAGTGGCTATGAAAACCTGGTATCGCCTCCGCGCCGCCCGCAAAACCGCCGAACTCCTGATCTACGAAGAAATTGGCGCTTGGGGTATCAACAGCAAAACCCTGCTGGAGCAACTGACCGCGCTAGGCGAGGCCGCGCTGACTGTGCGCATCAACAGCCCCGGCGGCGACGTATTCGACGCTCTCGCCATTCACAACGCCCTGGTGCGCCATCCGGGCCGCGTCACCGTCTGTATCGACGCCCTGTGCGCCAGCGCCGCCACCCTGGTCGCGCTGGCCGGTGATGACGTGCGCATGGCCGACAATGCGCAGTTCATGATTCACGAACCGTGGACTATAGCTATCGGCAACAACGCCGATCTGCTCAAACAAGCCGACCTGCTGGATACCGTGGCTGAGCAAATCGTCACGATCTACGCCCGCAAAACCGGCGCGGACCCGGCTGACATTCGCGCCTGGATGCGCACGGAAACCTGGTACACGGCGGAGCAAGCGCTGGCCGCCGGCTTTATCGACGCCATTGATGAGCCGCTCAAAATCGCCGCCCTGGCCCATGACCTTTCTATTTTCAGAAACCGCCCCTCGGAGATGATACCGATGACGATGGATGTTGCTGTCCCCGAAACCCCGGATGTTCCTGAAACCCCGGACACCCCTGAAACCCCGACCGCGCCGGTCGAACCGCCTGCCGAGCCGCTGGCGATCCTGCGCGCTTGCAACGCCGTGAATGAGCCGAAACTCGCCGAGGCGTTGTTAGCGTCCGGGCCGCACACGGAAAAACAGGTGAAGGCCCGCATCGCTCAGGCCGCCGTGGTGCGCGCCGTCTGCGCCATCGCCCGCGTCCCCGACCTCGCTGACAACCTGATTGCGTCCGGCGCCGATGAAAACGCCGCCAAATTGGCGACCTGGAACGCCCTGGCGGATCGC